TGGAAATACCAATAATAATTTGTTAAATTCATATACTTATATTATACCATTATTTTTAAAAAATTCAAGGGGTATAATTATTTAGTAATTGTCAATGTACCAGAGGCTGTAAACTTAGCTATCTTATCTCCGCCTGGATGCGTTGATCCTGTAAATGCACAACAAGGACTACCTGCAAATGTTAATGCACTTGGTCCTCTAATGACAACAATACCTGAACCACCATTTCCACCACCTAAAGGTGCTGATGCTACAGCTCTACCACCACCTCCACCGCCAGTATTTGCAGTTCCACTTACAGCACCTTGATTAGTTGGGTGAGGACTATTTCCTGCTCTTCCACCTTTTCCTCCACCTCCTGCACCTCCTGATCCAGCACAAGCACAGTTTGAATAAGTAAAACCTCCACCACCACCAGCATAAGATGTATCTGGTCCTAAAATTGTATTAGGTGCTCCAGCACCTCCATCTCCTCCATCAGAACCATAATTGTCTGGCCCTGCATCACTTCCGTTAGCAGTAGCACCACCGCCACCACCTCCAGCATATCCACTTGGACCTGAACCATCTCCACCATTATTACCTTGAGGGGGACTAACGGGAGGTGTATTACCAGCAGCACCTGTATTAGATGAAGCTCCTCCACCACCAGATCCACCAGTATGAGCTGCTGTAGGGGTATTACCACTACCACCAGCACCACCACCAGCAGATGTAATCGTGCTTGAAAAAGCTATTGATGAATCAGTTCCATTTGTTGCATTGTAACAAGAAGTTCCGCCACCACCAACTGTAATTGTATATGTTCCTGTTGTTTCAGATCCTAATGCTGATCCTCGTAATGGACTAGGTCCGTAACCAGTAGCTCTGTAACCACCAGCACCACCTCCGCCACCATTACTAGCTGCGTGACCACCTCCGCCACCACCACCAGCGACTATTAAATAATTTAAATCAACTCCTAAAGATTTAGTGCCATCAGGCCATGTTCCTTGTAATCTTTTACTAAATTGACTTTTTAAATTCCATACACCACTTGCTTTGTTTAATTCTTTTACTATTATAATTCCTGAACCACCTGCTCCTGTTGGTGACGCACCTGCTCCACCTCCACCAGTATTGGTAGTTCCATTTCCACCACCAGATGCTGCGTTATTATAAAAACCTGGGCCACCTCCACCACCTGGTCCTGCAGCTCCTGCACCTCCTGCATTGTTTGCAAATAAACCTCCACCACCACCTCCTGCAAATACTGAACATGTTGGGCCTATATTTCCAAAATCTGGACTAACATCTAAACCTGCTCCACCATCTCCAGCTTCACATGCACCAGCAGCATTTTGTCCTGCTGCTCCAGCTCCACCACCTCCACCACCTGCTTGTGGATTAGATGTATAAGCTGTTCCTCCAGGATTTCCTTCTGGTGGTGTATAGCCACCTTCGTTACCAGCTCCACCTGCACCAGGACCACCTGGTCCATAACCAGCACCAGATCCTGAACCTCCAGGTTGACCTACTTCTTCACCTGTTCCTAATCCACCACCTGTTGATGAATGAGTTGCACAAGTTGCTACTATACTTGAATTACTACCTTTATTTCCTGTACATTGAGGTGCTGCTGCACCACCTGCTCCTACTGTAACTGGAACCGCACTTCCACCAGAGACTGGTAATTCTAAATTTCTTAGTCCTCCAGCTCCGCCACCACCATACTTTGATCCAGAACCTCCACCTGCAACTATTAATACTTTTGCAAGTCTAGTTCCTGGTTGAGTACAAACATTTCCTGTAGAAGTTTTAGCAGTTTGTATACACTTCCCGAAAGAAGTTACGTTTCTTTTACCAATAAGTCCACCGTTTTGTCTAGGCATTAATTAGTCTCCTATTAAGATACCCAAGCTGTGCCGTTCCAATTGTAAACTGTAGGTGTTTCTGCTGTATCGTTTGATTTAGTTGCTTCCCAACCTTTGCTGTTATCAGCATTATATTTTGTTTCGTTCCAAGTAATTTGATAAATCCATGAAGGTGTATCTTCACCATCATCAATTACTGATGGATATGTAATTGGTGCTTGCCAATCATCACTTGAATCAAGTGACCATGAAGCATAGGGTTGTGGTACTAAAAATTTATTTTTAGACGCATCATATCTATAACCAATACCTGCATATTGTTTTCTAAAATTACTGTTGTATGATGTCTGTTTAAATTCTGTATCTGGCTTATTAAAAAAGTTTTTACACCATGTTTCTCCATCAACATGCATGTCATTTTCTCCTAATGGTCCAGCTGCAGTTTCTACATCATTTGCTACAACAGTAACTTGTTTTACAATCAAATGTGTATCTGATGTAAAACCAGTTGGGTCTGTTTTTGATTCTAACTCTGCAAAATGTGCCATGTTTATTTTCTCCTTAAAAGTTTTTTATAATTTAATTTTAGCTTATAGTTAATGTAGCATCAGCTGTAAACTTAGCTATTTTATCTCCATCTGGAGCAGTTGATAATGTTGTTGCTGCACAAGGGCTTCCTGCTAAAGTATAAGCAGCAGGGACTCTAACTACTACAATTCCTGATCCACCAGCTCCACCAACAGCACTACCTCTTCCTGAACCACCGCCACCACCACCAGTGTTAGCTGACCCAGCGTTACCATTATTACCACATCCTGTAGCACCAGCTCCTGCACCTCCAGCTCCTGCTGATCCTGCAGCAGGGCCAAATCTTGAACCTCCACCACCTCCACCAGCATAACTAGTATCTGGTCCTAATATTGTATTTGGTGCTCCAGCTCCACCGTTACCACCATTAGTTCCTCCTGCACTACCTGCAGCAGTTGCTCCACCTCCACCTGAACTTGAGTTATTTCCTGTGTCAGTAGATGATGTTGTTCCTCCATTATTACCTTGTGGTGGACTTACAGGAGGAGTATTACCACTACCACCTGGAGCAGTTCCACCTTCTCTTGCTCCACCACCACCGCCAGAACCTCCAGCACAACCTGCTCTTCTAGAATAATGACCACCTCTACCTCCACCAGCTGATTCTATAGAACTAATGGAAGAGACAGCTCCTGAAGCATCTGCTGCTCCACCAGCTCCTATAACAACTGCATAAGAACCTGTGCTTAAACTTAATGCTGAACCTCTTAATGGACTTGGTCCAAAACCTGATGCACGATAACCTCCCGCACCACCTCCAGCAGTACCGCCTTGCCCTGGATTGCTTCCAGCTCCTCCACCACCAGCAACCACTAAATAATCTGTTGATGCATTTGCCCTAGTCATCCAAGTGCCATTACTAATATTGTCAAAGTGATCATGAATATTCCATGCACCTGATGCACATTTTGGAGTTGATTCTGAAATTACTACTATACCTGAACCACCTGTATGAGTTCCATTACTAGCACAAGCTCTTCCACCACCACCGCCACCAGTGTTAGCACATGCTGCTGTTGCACCTGATCCAGATCTTATACCTCCAAGTCCTCCACCACCTGGTGCAGCACTTGCTCTTGTTCCACCTGGAGTAGAAGCTCCACCACCACCTCCAGCGTATGTTACTGAACTTCCTGTAATATCGTTTGCTGTTCCATTTCCACCTGAACCACCTTGTTTTGAAGGTCCACCGTTTCCACCAGTTGCACTAGCACCACCACCGCCTCCACCGCCAGCACCGCCAGATGGAGTAGGTCCTCCACCACCATTACCACCATTATTCCCTTGAGATGGACTTGTAGGGGGAGTATTTCCTGATCCGCCATCACCATTTTGACAACTACCAGCAGAACCTCCACCACCAGAGCCACCATTAGCACCATCTTCATTTGTGCCACAATCTACAAAGTGCCCTGCTCCTCCGCCACCACCGTTAGATGTCATGACACATGCTATAATTGAATTTGAACCAGAAGAACCTTTAGAAGAATATCCTGGACTACCAGCACCCCCACCTCCAACTGTAACAGCTAAAGATGCATTAGGCATAGAAACACAAGTAGCTGTTCTATAACCACCAGCTCCTCCACCACCAGCTGCAGCTCCACCTCCACAACCTCCTCCTGCACCACCAGCAACTACCATTATTTCTGGTATTGTTGATGTACAGTTTTTCTTTTGAAAAGTTCCTGATGCTGTAAATGATGTGACTTTAGTAGATGGTGTACATACTACTTTTACTGGTCCAATTATACCGCCATTTCTGCCCGCCATAATTTAAATCTCCTAAGCGTCATCTAATAATTCGTAAGAAACAAAATAACTTAAATCATTTGCAGCAGAAGCTGTAAAATATAATAAGTCTGTTTCATCTAAATAAATAGGATTCTCTAA